AGGTTCGTTAGGACCCGTAGGACCCGTTGAACCGTAGGTTCGTTAGGACCCGTAGGACCCGTTGAACCGTAGGTTCGTTAGGACCCGTAGGACCCGTTGAACCGTAGGTTCGTTAGGGTGAAAATCAGAACATAATCTATATGATCTGATTTAGATGTTGACCAAGATGACCACGCAGGGTTGGATCCTATACTTGTCCTTCATGATTATTCTGTTGGTGGGGGCGTTGATGGTACTCTATTATGTGGAGATGGCTTATCGGGTGAAAAGTTGGGGCCGCGAGGGGTTTGCTGGAGAAAAGGACGCGAACCCGGGCCCGGACGCGAAACCAGGCGCGAGTCCGTTCATCACGTTGTACGACCAAGAACGGGCCGAGCTGGTTCTGTTTGGATCCGATGGAGCCGGGTCCGGTTCCGATGGATCCGCGGCCGCAGAAGAGAGCCCGATCCCCCGCATCCTCTGGACTTTTTGGGAAGGACCGGAGAATCACGTCGTCCAGTACTGCATCGCCTCTTGGAAATATTACAATCCGGACTACGAGGTGGTGGTCCTGAACAAGCGCAATTACCGAGACTATCTTGGGTCGTCTGCAGTGGATGTGGACGCCCTGCGGCATTCGGGGGACGGCATGGCCCGATATTCCGACTATGTCCGCTGCCTGGTGTTGTCTAACCATGGCGGCATCTGGATAGATTCCTCGGTCATCTGCCACGCCCCGTTTGACTGGGTCCACGTGTGTCAACAGCGCACCGGCGCCGAGTTCGTCGGCTATTACATTCACAAGGGCACCTTCCCCGAATTTCGGTCGTACAGTCCCATGGTGGAAAGCTGGTTCTTTGCCTGCGTGCCCGGGTCAGTCTTTATGCGGGACTGGACGGCCGAATTCTTACGGACCAACGATTTTCCCACCATCGGCGGGTATTTAGACAATGTCAAAGCGGGCGGGACCCATTTCAATAACATGGCCAACATCGGTTCCCCCGACTACTTGACGATACATATTTCTGGGCAAAAGGTGCTCCAAGACGCCAAAGATGCACCCCGGTACCGTCTCTCTCTCTTTTCTGCCTGCGCGGGGCCGTTTTTGTATTTGCACCGGGTGAACTGGGACGTGGCCACGGCTGTCCATCAGCTGATGAACGAGCCGACCCGGTCCGAGTATTTCCAATGCGCGTTTGTCAAATTACGCTCCATTGAACGGAACACTTTGGAACAGTACGACGACGCCCAAAAACGCAGGGCCTTTTCATGTCCTGTCTAATTTGCACCCATAATATAGATGATATTGGACGGCAATGAAGTTTCCGGTGAAAAAGAACCTATACTGGTCCACAGCAATCAAGCTCCTACTGTTGGTCTTGGTGACGGGGCTATGGTGGGTACTGAATAAGTACCCGGTGGGTTCGTGGTTCCGAGAGGGGTTTTCAGAATCGGTCACTGCGGAGACTGGGTCCACCAAGGGTCTGGTGGCTGTGGACGATAACCGGGAACATCCCATTATTTTCACCAACGATGTGGAACGGGGGGAATTCGCCTTTCAACCGGAGGGTGGGGGGGCGCGGAGCGCCCCCCGCAGTAAAATTCCCCACCGCATCTGGATGTTCTGGGAAGGTCCCATGAACCCGGTGGTGGAATACTGCGTGGCGTCTTGGAAAGCGTACCATCCCGGCTACGAGGTGGTGCTCCTCAACAAGACCAATTGCCACGAGTATTTGGACGTGGATATCCGGTCGTTGCGCCACGCCGAGGAGAGTATTACCCGATTCTCCGATTTCCTCCGGTGCCTCATTTTGTCTAAACACGGCGGATTTTGGGTGGATGCCTCCATCATTTGCCATGCCCCCGTCTCTTGGGTCCACGCGGTTCAGAATACCTTTCAGGTGGAACTGGTCGGCTATTACCACGGGTCCACCGACGCCGAGTTTCTGTCCTATAGCCCCATCATTGAAAACTGGTTCTTCGCCTGTGTGCCGGGGTCGGCGTTCATGCGCGACTGGTGCGCCGAATTTCTGCGGTTCAACGACTACGCGACGGTGGAGGACTATTTGAAGAGCCTCCGGGACGACGATCACATACAATTCGTCAACCTCCAGTATTTAGACTATTTGACCATGCACGCCGCTGCCCAAAAGGTGTTTCAGAGCCACCGGGACATGTACCGCATCTACCTCTTTTGCGCCAACTGCGGGCCGTTCAAGTACCTGGACGAAGTAGGATGGGGCGACACGGTCCGGGCCGTGGACCACATTACGGGGGAAACGACGGCCAAGAACTACCAAAACTATACCATGGTGAAATTATGCAACGACCAACGACGCGAATTGCTGACCCGCGACGATGCGACCATGCGCCGAGCGTTTTCGCATTTCCGGCTGCAAAACACTTAGAGACGTCGGGTGATAATGAAGTAACCGTGCGCCCACCCCACACCCAATCTGCGAATAAGATGAACCAGACGACCAATGACCATTTGGTGCTGAAGCTTGTGGAAGCGGATGACGACAATCAGTTACGCGAGACCATGTATGTGTTCTACGACCCGGTCTGGGAGACCTACGGTATTCGTGGAGGATACCACGTTATTAGTCGCGATACGGGGGTCACGAGCCCGGTGTTTTTCTCGTTTTACTGCGACAAGATGGCCGACGTGATTACGTTCCTGAAAGTGATGACCCGCCAGTATCACAAGCTGACGGTGCAATTGATGAAATTCACGGATTTTCCCGTGGAATCCGACCACATTACCTACGACCACCTGCGCCGTCACGACCTGAACCGGCACGAACTCGTGGGGTTTGATTTCACGGGAGGACAGGACATCACGTGCATCTTGACGGATTTCTTGCAAGTTTGCACCAGCGTGTACAATGTCTACTGAGCGTCGGAGTGCACAGTCACTTGCCCTTTTTGCTATTACACGACCACCTAAGGTCGTTTACACCTTTGCCGATTCTGCTGGTACATAAGGCAAGGCAACCCGGTGGGACCACGCGCCGCTTCGCAGAAGGTGTAAGGGCAATGTTACCGGTAAATCAATTCAAATATTCATTGGTGTAAATCTTATACACGCATGGTGGTGTATAAGATTATGTACAACAGGCAGGTAGAATAATATGAATGGTGTAAAAATTGGGAGGATAAATTAGTTATTCATATGTTTTTTATAGGTTCGTCGGTGGCGACGCGTATTCTTATGGCGACGACGACGCATACGTGTTTTTTTACCGCCTCGTAAACCCATCATGCCTCGGCGAATTTTACTGGACAAATTGACACCTTTGTATTCTAAATCTCCGGTAGTAATCACTAAAAACAGATTATTACATAACTCGGGTTGCAAGGTGTTTTTACTTAATATTTTGTTTTCCAACCAATCTTTGGTTTGTTCGTTCAAATTGAGACTATAATACGTGTAAATAATGGTGATATACACGTCTCTATAAGACAAGGTATCATAGGGGGGAATATTTTTTATAATGTCCGCAATGTCCATAATATTGACACGTTCTTCTTCGTTACAACATATGTTGGTGATTTCTTCACTGGTCCAATATCCGGTCTTTAACAAACGTTGTATTTCTTTTTTAAAGATGTCTTCGGCTTCCGCAAATATACTTTTTTTCAATACTCCGTGATTTTTGAATTGATTATTATTTACGTGAGAAACCACGTTATCAATCCGCTCGGCGCGTTTATCACCATTATTCGGGGGAGTAGGCGTGCGTGAACGCTTAGCTATATTTTTCAAATAGTCAACGACGTCGTCTTTTTGAAATTCTTTAACAAACAACGACATGTTACGCGTATATATTTACATCATATAAAACGGTGAATTTTTGAGTCGGAACGAAACGGACGCCCGCGAAGCCGGGCTATTGCGGAGCATAATATCATCCGTATTTAGAGGTTGCATGACGGCAAAGGATGGTCACCGCAATCCCCGGTAAAGAGGTCCTCGCCCCCGAGAACGGTTTCTTGGAGAAGGCGATCTACCCAGAAGGTCAAGGTGGTCCGGTTGTCGCGCACGACGCGGACAGCTTCATGGTAGGCTTCTTGAACCAATTCCGCCACCTCGCGGTCCACGGTCCGTTGCGTATATTCCGAATATTTAGGCACAAATCCCTGCGACGCCCCCTTGTAAAACACGTGGAGTTGGTTGCCCATGCCGTACTTCTCTATCATGTCCGTGGCCAGGGCGTTGGCCTCGCGCAAATCTTGCGTGGCCCCGACCGAAATCTGGTCCGCCCCGTAAAACACCTCCTCGGCGGCCTTGCCCCCCAGCGCCACCATCAGACGTTTCATCAGGACATCGCGGGTGTAGAGACCCCCCAGAGCCACCTCGTCCTTTTCACTAAAGAGGGTGAATCCCCCGGTCCCGCTGTAGGACGCCTGAATGGACACCTTTTGCAGATCAAATACTTCCGGATGGAGATGGACGAGCCAGGCGTGGCCCATTTCGTGGACGGCGACCCGGCGACGCACTTCTTCGGGGCGGTCGTCCGTCAGCTTCTTGACCCCCATCCATCGTTTCTCCCAGGCGGCGTAGAGTGCAGCGTCGGTCAGCGTCCGACCGCCTTCACGGGCCACGGCGATGGCCGCCTCGTTGACCAGGTTGCGCAAGTCGGCGCCCGAACTGCCCGCCGTCATTTTCGCCCACCGGTGCATGTCCAACGGCGGTGACGGAGGGGTCGGCAAATTTCCTAAATAGAGTTCCAGGATGGCGCGCCGGGACCGCATGTCCGGCAAAGGGATGGCGACAATGCGGTCAAACCGTCCGGGGCGCAGCAGGGCCGGGTCCAAAATGTCCCGGCGGTTGGTGGCCGCCAACACCATGACCCCCGTGTTGTTCTTGAACCCGTCCATTTCGGCTAAAAGCTGGTTCAGCGTCTGGTCCTTTTCCTCGTTGCTACCCGTGGCCATGCCGTCGCCGCTTGCCCGTCGCTTCCCCACGGCGTCAATCTCGTCAATGAAGACCACGCACGGCGCTTGATTACGGGCATCCTCAAAGAGTTTGCGCACCCGCAACGCCCCCAGGCCCACATACATTTCTATGAATTCCGATCCCGACATTTCAATGAACGAGGCCTCGGCTTCGTTGGCGACCGCCTTGGCCAGCAACGTTTTGCCCGTCCCCGGGGGACCTTCCATCAACACGCCTTTAGGAATACGGGCCCCGGCCAAGTCGTATTGGGTACGGTTCTTCAGAAAGGACACGATTTCGCTGCATTCTTGCAGGACCTCGGGTGACCCGGCCCAGTCGACCAAAGTGATGTTCTCGCGAGAAGGGGCGGCGTCACGCTGGTTAGACCACGGAAACAGGTTGGTGCCCATGCCCATGCCCATGTTCGGGCCGACGCGCGGCGGGCCCGGACGGCCCCCGGAATTGCCGCCGCGAACGTATTGTTGCAGAGCCCCGAGCCCCCACCGCAGAATATTAAGCGCGAGAGACACATAAATAGCGGTAAACAGGAGGTCACCAAACCCGTTACCAGGGGGGGCGACCGGCGCCGCAGGCGCCGGAATGAACTGGGGGTCCAGGCCGCTGTAGAGCGACGCGTCCACCAATTTGGTCGTGATATAGGGGCTAATCTCCGTGGAATACACGTAATCCGTGGATCCAGCGGATCCGGTGCTGGCCTCGGTCTCGTCCTTGGCCTTGGTCTCAGATGTGATCGGAGCCGTGGTGTAGACCCGGTTGCCCACAAAGTAAATCTGTTCAAAATCGTGCTGTGTCAACCCCTGCAGCAACTGTTTCACAGAGAGGGGATGCACCACGGGCTGCGATGCTCCCAGAGGGGGCAAGAGACTGGGTCGGAACCGCGGGTCCGCCGGCGACCATGCCTCCGCGACTCGCGCCGTCATTGCGGCGGTAATCCATACAACAAGACCGAGCATGTGGAGTAGGCATATATGTGATCAATACTATATACCATTTTAGCGGAACAAATTCAGAAAACAGACCAGGCGGGCATGAATACCATCAAGAGTAACGAAACCAACCCCGCCCCCAGGTTGCGTAGTCTATGGTCCTGGTTCCAAGGAAAGGCCACAACGAAAGGCCGACGTACCAAGAAGGCATTTCGCAAGGTCAACTGCGCGCCAACGGCCATGACGAGAGCGGGGACCCGGGCCACCCAACGCACCTGTTACGACCGGTCCATCTTGGTCAACATCCGCGACGCCTACAACCGAACCCATCCCGACCAGCCGCCCATCCTGGCCCGTCAACCGGCGGCGCTGGTGCAAGCTCTCCGGGACCGCCTCTCGGACCAATGCGACCAAGAAGACTGCTGGCTGAAGCTGCTGCCGGCTACCCAAAGACAGTATCTGGAAGAACGTATTTTCGCCCCGAAACATCCCCGGGAATGGCTCAAGAACCCCCGGGAATGGTTGTCCAATTACGACATTATCAACGTGCTGCGTCAATACGAGGCCGCCTACCCGGACTTTACTTTCTTGGGACCCAGTCCCATAGACTTTGATAAACGCCTTCCGGGGAAACGGGGATGCGTGGAAAACGCCATCTGCACCTTTCGTTTGGCCAATTATGTCGGCCCCGACGCCAAGCAACCCCGCATCAAAAAAATCGGTCTCAGCTTCAATTTAGACGAGCACGACGAGGCCGGCTCGCACTGGGTCACCCTCTACGTGGACCTGAACCGCGGCATCGTCTTTTACTTTGATAGCGCTCTCAATGACACCCCACCCGAAATAGACACCTTGGTCCACCGCATCTTGGACCAGGCTCGGGAGCTGGGCCTAAAGATGACCTACCGGAAGAACCGGGTCCAGCACCAATTTAGCAACAGCGAATGCGGCATGTATTCCCTCTTCTTCTTGGTTACCTTGGTCACCGGGAAATGGGATCAGCGTCCGATGAGCGTCATGACCGCACTGCGTCGGTTTGAGACCAAGCGTGTGCCGGACGCCGTGGTGGCCCGGTTTCGCAACGAGTATTTCAATGACCCGGTTTAGGACCCCGACCGGAACAAATACCAAGATATAGTAGCAGTCACTATGGGTAAGCGAACGAACCGACAAGGCCGCCGTACACAAGGCCGCCGTACACAAGGCCGCCGTACACAAGGCCGCCGTACACAAGGCCGCCGTACCAAGAAACCACAGACCAAGACCCAAAGACAACGCGGCGGCAAAATGAGCGACCAAAAAGTGCGTCTATGGGTGATTGGTTACCCGAACCATATCAATTCCGAAGAGACCTTTTCGTACACGGACGTGGAAGAAAGCAACCCGTCGGACGTGTTCAACCTGGGATGGGTGGATAATTACATGAACGCCTTGGTCATCAACGTTCCTCCGCGGGCTTACCATAAAACGGTGGCCATCAAACGCAACTAAGACCTACGAACCAAACCAACATAAAACGGTGCCATGAGATGAATACATGGCACTCTTTATACATCGCGACAATCAGACCATCCTATGGGAAATTTTACAGGAGCGTCCCGAAATACATGTGATGACGCCTTCCGAACGCCCCGCTTGGTTCAAGCATCATATACAGCAATTCTACGAAAACTTGCCCGCTACTTGGTTTCAACAACCTCTGACCACGAGCGAATTGAACCGGTTGAACCAGGCCGTATTGCGTACCATGTTGGAGACCCTGAGAACCGTTCCGGTGGACCGACGGGTAGTCCAGTCACAGCCGTTTCCCGATACTAGGGCCATGGGTTCCGCGTTTCAGGACTTGGACCGCCCCACGGCTTCGCGCATTCCCACGCGAGGACCGGCAGGTGGGCCCAACCCTAGTCAAGCTGGCGCGACGGCCAACAACGGTCCTGATTCGGGTAGTCATCTTCATGAACAGTTTCTGCAAAAACAGGAGGAAATGAAGACATTCCTGCAACGTCCGCCCCCGCAACAGATTGATTTCAAGGTGACCGAACTGGATACGCCGATTGCCAACATGGACGAACTGATCCAACAGCAGTTGCGCGAACGGGAAAACCTCATTTTGCCGCCGCCCCCGGCCCCGCCCACGCCGCCGCAACTCTCTCCGGCCCCTCCGGGCACATTCCCCCCTCCCCCTCCGGTCCGGACCCTCACCATCTCGTCCACCGACCCTCTCCCACGCAACATCCTAAATATTCTTCCCATGCCTCCCGTGGCCACCGAGACCAGCGCTACCAGCGGAATCCGTGAACGCAGCGTGGCCTTTGAAGAACCCGACACGGAACAGATGAAGCGGGACATCCGGGCCCTTCAACACGATTACCGAGAACTGGAAAACCAGTTGACGGCCCTCGTCCTGAAAATGACTGCGAACCCCACGGGCGGAATGACCCGGGCCCGTTCGTGGTAATTCCCAAGACAAGTATAGGATCCTAGGAAGATCCTATACATGGTTTTGGGCCATGGGCCAAGTCCAACTAACCGTTGCCCAGGTACATGAAGCCCGACAGGACCTGGGCATTTTTTTCTTGGTACTGCATGGTCTGCAATTTAGCCGCATGTTGCCGTTGTTCAAAACGTCGGCGGTTCGCCGCCTCTTGTTCGTCCAGAAGACGCTGGGCCTCCCTTTTGTCTAAAACGGGATGGGCGTGGTCGTCGTCGCGCCGGGCGGTGCGCAGCTTGTCTACGCTACCGTATTGGGTGACCTGGTCCGCGTCCCGTTCGCTGACGGAGAGCACGGTCTGGTCCTTGTGTACTTTACGCAGATCGTCAAATTTCAGTTTGCCAAAGGGGTCGGTGGTAATGTACGCGTCCTCGGCGTCGTCGACGCCTTCATGGAAGGAGTCGCCCATGCCGCGGTTGGTGACCAGCGGTTGTACCCCCCGGTACAAGGCCATCTGCTGGGACGCCTGGGCCTGTTTGATATGCTGGAATTTCTGGTGAATATCGCCACCCTGACGGGCGTACGTATCCCAATCGGCCGTGGCATCTTCGGTTTTGAACCACTGGTTCCGTTCTTCGCGTCGGCGTTCCTCCTCCCGGTCGCGCATGTTTTCCTCATAGAGACGGTTGAACGTGGTCTGAAATTCCGTCGCCTTCATGGTCCGAATTTTGTCTTGGACCCCATTCTCGGCCGCGCGCGACAGACCGCTGGTTCGCGGGGCCGTATACTGCATCGGTTCGCTCGGCACCGCGCGGTCGGTCTTGGTCTGATTGTCGTAGTATTCGGCCACCATATCAAACGCCTTTTTGTAGAAGAGAAAATACTGCGAGGGAAGCCGGGATTTGTCGGGATGCATGCGCAACACCGTCTGTTTCGCCTGTTTCATATGGTCCGCCGTGAGCGTGGACACGCCGTCCAGACGGAAAAGCCCCAGGATTTCCCGGAAAGAATACATCTGCAGGTTCAAGTTGTGCTGGCCGGTGGTGGACAAGGAACATCGTTTAGGCTCGGTCATCATCTATGAACATATATCATATATGATGGCGAAAGAAGTGAAAAAGTTAACGTATGTGGAAGGCTTGGCTTTGGCCGACGCCTGTGGCAATTTAACTCATATATTCAACAGCGAGTCGGGGTTTAAGGTGACCCTGGACCCCGCCACCCCCGGTAAAATCGTCTTTACCGACAAGAACCGGCTGCCCATTGCTTCCCACGGGGTCACCGTGACCGGACAAAAACAGAAACCGCAGCAATCGCAACTGGCGCACCAAGAACGGTTTTTGTATTATTATAAACGGGCAGGCGTTCCGGGACTGGTCAAATACCATCTCTCGGACCGGGTGATGCCCAATGTGGCGTATATGGATGCCACGGACAAGTACACCAAGGAGTACGAAGAAGCGTATTTTCGCCGCAAACAGGACCGCAATTACGTGGATAAAATCACGGCGTATGTGGTGGAAGCGCCTAAACCGACGACGGTGGTCGAGGAACATGTGCGCATCTACAATTTGGCGGCGGGGGTGGTGAACCGGTTTACGGGAATTCAACCTCCGGTCAAGCCATTTATCGCATTACCCCAGAAAGCCGAGGTACCAAACCCCAGGCTGACGGTGCCACTGGTGCAGGCAACCAATAACCCGCCGAATGTAGCAGCAATAACCTCTCAATAAGGGGTCGTCTAAGTGAGGTAAATATGCAAAATGACATTGCCTTTGTTGGAGACGTCAAAAATGTCCTTGGTGTTCCCGATGGGGACCCCTTGCCGGGGAAATATTCGGGTTTGGTATCCGCGCATCAACAAATCCGAACGGGTTACTTCAAACACCTGGGAGGCGGTGACCTGCACCTGTATCGGATCGGTTTCGGGGCGGTTAAGGACCTCTTGGAACATCCAGTGCACCTGGACATGGACATGGTGGTTTTCGTCCAAGGATACGCCGTCGGGGCAGACCGGAACACAATACACGATGAACTCGCCCGGATCCCCAGGACCACCAGAACCCTCTGGTCCCTTGTCTGCCTCGGCCCCGGCCGTGGCCGCAGCGATATCAAAGACCGTTTCTTCCATCCATGTCGGTATCAGATATTTATGGTCGCCTTCTTGGTGCTTAATCACATTGCACAGAAAGAGGTCATTGAGGTCGGGATGAAGCACCACGACCTTGTCGCGATGTGTCCGGGTATGCAGTGACAAATTCAGCAATTTCCCAATGTATTCTACCAAGGCCTCGGTGACGGGCGGAAACCGCCGTCGGTGCTTGCAAATAAAATAGTAAATATCTTGGAGCGTCCCCTTGTCCAGAGTATTTAAAAACTTCAAGGCATTGGATTGATACGCTTGAGAGAGCCATTGCGTGATTTCGGGCCATCCCGGATGATGCAGAATCGGTTGCCCCATGGATTGAAACAGGGGCGCCAACCGCTGTATCCACTCCTTGGTGGAATGAGGAACCTGGGAGGCAGCGGGTTCCGGGTCCGAATCTTCGCTGTCGCCGTCCTCGTCTTGGTCCATGTCTCGCAAATGTCTTAATAACACGGTATAGGCTTCATTGATTTCTTGGAACTGTTCGGTCGCTCCCGGGTCCGTATTCTTGTCCGGATGGTACTTCAGACATAGACGACGGTAATGGGATTTGATGATGATCCGGGTTTTACCGTCTTTGGGATGCATATCTAATATCGCGCAGGCTTGATCATATAGCATGTTTGAGGATGGGCAAAGGAACGGGCCAAGTGCAACGGGCAGGCGTGAATGTATAATCTAAGGAATATGTATCTATGTATGTGTTGATTTTCACGCTCTTGGTGGCGGCATTGATATGCGTGGCGGCCCTCATGTACGCCTTGCCCTTGCCCGGCAATGGCGGGCAAGGCAGAGCCGGGCCGGGCGGAGCTGGGCCGATGGAACCCTATTCACAGCGCGACATTCCGGTAGACAGTAGCACGGGCCTCAGGAAAGATACAGAGGATGCGAGGCCCATCACTGACGTCGACAGTGATCGCACTGTGATTGCGCCTCAGTCTCACTGGGGTGCGCGCAATGTCTTGGCGGATTATTCGCAATCGTTGGAAAAACCATACGACGATTTTACGAGCCCCGAACCGCATGGTTTAGAACATGTGCGTCCGGTCACCCTGGACACCGCGTGCCGTGCCTTGGACCCGGAAGCGTGTGTCGCATCCGATGTCTGTGTCTATGTCAACGGTACCGCGTGTCGTGCGGCTTTCCCCAATACCAACAATGCCCGGGCCTACAACAACTACTGGGGGAAAACCATGCCACAAAAGGACCTGTTTTATTACTGGCGCGACGGCAAATGTTACGGCGACTGCCAGGGGTTTCGTGTCACCGACCGGGGTCCTGGGGCGATTACGGCGGATGCTTTGCAAGATGCGGACCGGATCAATGCGGCGACCAGTTTCGTCGGGATACTGACCCCCGACGAGATGTACAACAAGACCACCTGGCCCCTGTCACCAAGTTCGGTGACGCGGGGTCCCTCTGCCGAACGGACAAATACGACCCCGGGAAGCCAGCAGCGTGGCCCCAAGGATTCGGCCCGGGCCCGGGACCCGGCTTCCGAGACCCCGGTACGTACCATTTTACCCCGTCCTACAAGCATCGCATCTAATACGGATCGTGCATCAGAAAATCTGACCTGTATTCCCGACTGCATGGCCGGATGGAAGTGTCAGACGTCTGAAGGCATCGGATCCATCTGCGTTCCCGCCATGATCGCGAATGTGCCCGGTTCCTGTGACCTGAACTGTGCCCGCAACTACCATTGCGAACGAATCAACGGTCAGTCCAATGGCCAGTCCATGTGCGTACCGAACCGGCTGTTCTAGGACGGGAAGGAGGACCAGTCAAACGCACCGCCGGTAGAATATCACAAACCCCACCAAGAAGATGACCACCATCGGCAACATAATGACCTCCGTTTCTATGCGCGAGTTATCGCCTAAATTGGAATGAAGCCCGGGATCGGTGGCATTCCATAAAATCGTGGATGGATGCGGCATGTTATTTCTACGTAGTAGATACGCAGATATATGTCCCTCCCTCGTGGGTTGGCCCACGATTCTCTACACGCAGTAGTGGAATATACCTGTACCATTTCAAACCGGATTATTCAGGAGGTGGCCGTGGCCGCCTCCAAGATGGAAAACACGGCATTCTCCAAATGAAAAATAGACCGGTAATTGTTGCCGTATTGTTTGAGAATCACCGTCAGTTTGTACAGAAGACGCTGCATGGGGGGCGAACCAGGGACCAAATGTCCCGACACCGCGAAATGCCTAAAGATGTACCAGACACATTCAATGCCATCCAAATTGTAAATCAAGATATCGTAAAGACAGTCGCGGAAATACGTCAACGAGGTAGTGGGGGCAGCAACAGAGGGGGAGGGGTCGGCGCCTTCGGCGCCGACCCCCCGAATCCGTCCAATCAGGGTATGCATCTCCTGAATGATGGTATCGCACACCATATTGAAATGGTCTTGGGGCAATTCGTGATGGGGCGGGGCGACCAAGGCGAACGAATACACTTCCTTCAGATTGATGATGTCGTCGGTGCCCACCGTAGACAACACAGACGTCACTTTCTCAGGGTCCTTGTCTTTGTAAATGCCGGCAAAGGCGAGCATGTTGTCGCGCCGTGGGCGCGGCACCCGTAACAACTGACAATGGTCCACAATGTTGCTCGGTAAAAAACTGACATGTTCGGTGATGAGAATAAAATAAATCTGGACGACACCCGGGTGATGGACGTCGTCGCGTTCGTAGCAATGCTGTTGCATGTAACTGTAGAAAATGTCCAAGAGTTCGTTGTGAATCGCGTGGAAATTCTTGCAGACGATGAACCCCAGCTTTTCGGGTTTAATCGTAACAATGTCCACGATTTGCTTGTAAATGTCGTGCCAAATAATCTTGGCATTGCAACCCAAGAGGGACATGTCCACCTCGTAATGGATGTCACTGATGCGGTAAATATAGGATTGCTTCTCGGTGGCCGCTTTCACCTTCTTGTCGTATTTCAATTGACTCGGGCTGTACGGCTTCAACAGGGTCAGGGTCCGGGTATATTTTCCCACCCCGGAGGGGCCGTAAACAATCCAATTTTGTGGGGGGTCGGGCTCGGCCGCGGCCGGTACGATGTCCCCGTTATCCTGACCAGACCGCAGCGCCGTTTCTTGGAACTTTTCGGCGGACTTGCAATAATCCTCAAAATGAGTTTCGTAAAATTTCATAGATGATATAGGATCCTATATCGTCTGTGTTTATGTTGTGTTGTTACAAGAGCAAGGCACCGGCCACGATGGCGGCGTCGGCCAAGACCGCATAATTGATACCGGAGGCCGCGACCGTGGGCTTGGCGCCTCCGTTGCCTGGAGGTAAGGGGTGTGCGGGCGCAGCAGGAGCCGCAGGAGCCGCAGGAGCAGCAGGAGCAGCAGGAGCCGCAGGTGCAGCAGGAGCCGCAGGTGCAGCAGGAGCCGCAGGAGCAGCAGGTGCCGCAGGTGCCGGGGGCGAAGAAGGGGTTCCTATCGGATTATTGCTACAATTACCGTAGCATTTGCCTTGGTAATAGTACCGGTCGCGATGCATGATGGTCGGGTCGGTATAATACGACGTCATGACGGGACCATTTTCTCCTCCTGCCACACATCGGCCTGTGGCCGGACCGCCGGCCGAACCATCGCCCGAACCGCCGATCAACACGCAACATTGGGTGGATGCACATACGTTCGTGTCTAGACTGTTACACACGGAATCTATTTGACCGGGGTTGGTCGCGTTGGTCCTACAGAAACCGCCCAGGGGGGCGTCCGCGGGGGAAGCATAATTCAGTCCGGTCAATTTACTGTAATTGATGGCCAGGTCGTCGGCCGGACGAAAAGAACCTGGAGCGGCCAGCAAAAACTGGCCGGCCCGGGGGGGAGGCGTAGAAGCGGCCGGGGACCACGCGTAGTTGACCGGATTGTTGGTATAGATTGGCAAGTGGGTAGGCGTGGCCGGGGAGGGCCCAAACTCCGCCACGCCATTCACTTGCGGAGAATACGTCGGGGTCTGAGCCGTGGAGGGAGAGGCGGTCCACGGAATAGCATTGATGGCCTGTGGGGCCTGGGCCACAGGGGCCGGAGTCTGACCTAAATTACCAATATACACGGCTTTGTTGCTTATGGGTATGGGCGGATTCGTAGACATGCACTTCTATATTACCCTGTGAAAAAAACGGTGAAAAAACAGTCCGGTGGTCTTTCTACACCTTCATGTATCTACAATCTACACTAATCCGTTGGTCGGTACGCCTCCAATGACATTGGGGGGGTTCCCGGGGCCAGGACGGGCTCCCGGGGCCGGGGCCGGGGCCGGGGCCTGAGTCGGCCCCCCGGCCTGGGCCTGTTTACGTTGCTGCCGCGCGGCTTCCTCTTCTCGGGTAGGTATGAATAAATTGGTGAGCTTGGCCGAGAGTCCCTTGAATGTCGGAAACAACGTGGTGGACGTCTCCCGGGCCAGGTCCGACGTGGAAAACACCCCCATGGCCCGTTGAACCTCGTGAATTTCGTCTGTAGGAGCCCGACTGGACACCGGGAACAGTTTGCGGTACATGAATCCCAAGACACCCAAGACGATAAATACGGTGATCACAATCATGGCGTTCTGTAAATTGGCATTGTCGCCCAGTAACATCACATACACGTAAATATTGTAGATGAGCATGAAGATCAAGATAATCTCAAACAAGTATTGTATCAAAAAACTGACAATCGCTTTCAGAAGCTCTATCAACCATTCTCCCCATGTCCGCGGGCGGCATACGCTGTATTTGAACGGCGAGGGCGGCTCAAACCCAGCCGACATGTATTCCGTCATTTGCCGTATGGTTTGAAAGACCGATGTCCGCGAATAAATCGCCATGGCAAACAACGAGTAGACAATAAAATATAACGCAATCAGGAGCGAGGCAACCCAGATGATCAACACGGACCACAATATCCGCAAAATGAACAACACAATCGTAAAAATGCCCAAGATGATGGTGCCGAATTTGAGGGCCAGTACAATCCAATCCTCCAATAAAAACGTGTACAAGGCAAAGACCAAGGCCATGCCAATCAGCAACGCCACCAACCAATTAGGTATATTCGCAGCGAGCGACTGGAAAAACAAATTCATTATCTTGGTCGTCATGTCCGCATAAATCACCAAGAGTACGATCAAGACAAACAAGATCATCGCGTTAATTTTGGGCCCCCAGACCGGACCCAAGACAAAATTGGCGTACCTCTGGAAAAACATCATCACCGCATTGATGAACGATACCTGACATACCACATATTTGAAGAACAAACTCAGGAAGATATTATGCTCTTTGAGCCATACCCACGAGATGTCGTACGTTTTGACCGGATGACCATTCTCACGGTAACAGATCAAATAGTACCAATTGAAGAATATCCAGATGCAAATAAAGTACCAAATGATGTTTTGGATCGTCACGTACACGCACAGTCGGTCCAGGTCACTCGGGGCCACCCTTTCGTAAAATCCGACCCCCGAAAAGGTGTCCGTCACCATCCCGGAAAAATTCTGGATGACCTTTTGCGTGTAAATGAGTGGGTAAGATGCGTAATAAATGCCCTTGTTCACTGCTTCAATGGTGTACTTCACTACCGCATGTATGTTTTGCGAAAGGTCCATGTTGTTCAGCGAGGAATTCGGGTCGCCCATGCCCCCCAAGGTGGTATTGTACGCCTTGGTCTCGTTGCCCGACTGAATATACTGGATCTGAATCTGGCCTTGCCCCCCACCCAACAGCAAATTGGACGCATCCATCGCGTTCTGGTAAGACTGGCACTGCGCGCGCGTCGCGATGCTGGTGGTGATGCCGTTCGTGGGGTCGTTTGCGTCGGTAATCGTGGAAAATCCCAAGAGTTGGTGTTGAAAAATCACCGGATGACATTTAGGAATACTGTGGTAGCCCAAATAGTTGCCGAGGTTGTCGGTCACTATCCCCGGACTGTTGCCGTTGCTATCCAACTCGGGGGCGGTTGTTTCTAACATCATCCCATACGTGGTTGAATTCGCTTGGGACGGGGGATGGGCCAGTTGCTGCTTGAGCGCGTCTTCGGCCGCCGCATCAAATCCCTCGGTCACCATGTCGTTGACGTTTTTCAAGGATGCATGAGTATCTGATATGTCAGAGGACCGCGGCGTTAACCATGCCAGGGTCACTTCCAGAGGAGTGGTCGCACGCTTGACGGGTTCGTTGGAGGCGGCAACGGTCCTATCCGAGAACGTTTCAGGAACTTTCGTGCGATTCTTCTTTTTCTTCCAGGTGGTTTCATGCATCTAAATGGGGTGGAACCGACGTCGTTCGTATATATCTACGCACAGATAGATACGACACCAATACACCGCCTTAACGCGCATACATCATGGCACAGTTGCCCCCGATGAACGACAAGACATTGTACCGCTCCTCAAAGACCACCATGTTGTACTGGTAATTGTAGAGGCGCCAGTTGTTGTTCAAACTGATGCCGATGGGCTGCCCATTCACCCCGCACACCACCTTCTCGGGTACATTGGTGGTATCGGTGGGCGGCAAATACGTGGTCAGTTCCAGCTCAATGTTTTTGAATTTACTCAGGTTGATGGCGCCGGATGGCTGGTATTCCCGCGCATCCGTGGACAAACAATAATTATAGCAATACAGCCCCTCCTTGGCCGAACCGGGCGTTCGCACGTATTTCTCCATATAGTCGTACACGCCCCGGGGATAGACATTTTCCCGGTAGTCGCCGTCAAACAAGATGCCCAGCGTCAACAAAATGTCCTTCTGGTTGTCGGCGTTGAAATCGCCGCTGATGTACAAACCAGTGCTGTACTTATTGTTGGGTAGATTCTGCGGAAAATAGTTGGGGCTTTGGTAGGGGCCGGTGGTCAACACCATGTTGGGGTCATAAAAGGCGCTCTGGGTGCTCTCGTAAACCTGGTTGAACTGATTAAGGCTACCGTTGTACATGGGAGGCAGGGGCAGGGCCGCGGGCGGCACCACCACATTGGACGGCAACGATTCGTAGGGCCAGTTCGTATAATTGCTCCACTCGTTGCGCATGTTGACGTCGTTGCGCTGCAAATACCACATCCACGCCGCGACCATGCCCATGGAATTCTCCAACTTGACCCGCGCCGTCTCCGTCACATTGTAAAATTGGTACCTAAAGACGTCCTTGACCAGGTAAATCTGGTCCTCCGCCGCAAACTGGCGCGATTCCTCGTTGGACAGGAAACAATACGTCGTCATCAGGTGCACGTCGGCATTCCACGTCGTGGTTTGGTTCTCGTACACCGTGGCAAGGCTCTGATAATTGGAATCAATGCGCACATCGGGCGGGGTCTGCAAAAACCGGTACATGCGGAACACGTCGTTGTTGAAATCCGGCTGAATGTACGGAAACTGGTTGTTGAAATCGGTCACATCGCGCACCTGAAAGAGTTCCTGAATGGGTCGCAGCGTGACCGTAATGGTCAATTCATTGTATTGGAGCGATATCAAGGGGAAGGCACACCGACTGTCTAAAGTGAACCACGTGTTGATGGGAATATAGAGCGTGCGCCCCCGGATAGACGGTTCGCTCCCCGCCGAATTGTTGGTATAAAACGCATTGGGATACATGTTGACCCGACCAAAGGCGTTGGCCGGGTCGTTCAGTTCGGGAACATGACCAATCATCCGGTAAAACAGCGCCTTTTTCTCCTCGGTGAAATCGCGTTCCACCATGGCCGCTAGGTAGTCGCCGGTATACCGCTGAATCAAGGTGGACCCGCAGTTGATTTCCAGTGACTCAATCATCTGAATACCAAGGTATTTGATCCAACGAAAGTCGTACGGCGCCCACTGATAATTGGTCTCCTGGGCCGGGTTATAAATCGGGCTCCAAATATCGGGCAACGTCACCACTAAATAGGTGTCCATCAGCAGGTCGGCGTAACGCTTGACCTTGAAAGTGAATTGCGAGGATGTGGTGAGCCGGAGATCCCGGGATCCTTCGTAATCCAACCGAAATTTTTGGAGACCAAAATTGGTATATTTAGAATAAACCACTTTGAAAAACGTCTTGGTCGGGTTTCCGTTCAAAATGACGTTGGCATTGCCGACGGAAACAATATTCAACAATCCCCCCGCCATAAAAATCCTATACTCTATGATGGGATAAGCATTCTATGTAGCTTTCGCGTGAAAAAAATCGCCGAATATATTAGCCAACCGATATACGCACCATGAGCACTCTAAGAAAACTCATCATTGCCACTATTTTAATCGTATCCATCTTGGTCCTGTGGTTGCTCTTGGTACAACGTGCCCGGATTCAGCGCCTGCCTGGCAATCTAGATGAGGTTGCCCGGACCACGGAAGGATTCACCTTGACTGATGCCAATGCTGCCATGCCGAGCCCCCAGACCAACGAGTTGCTCACCGTCACGAGCACTAAGACGCCCTCGGAAATCGCTTCCTATAATGTCAGCAAAATGGGGAATTTGCCCCTGCGCGAGTATTGCATCAAGGCATCCTACAACAGTGCCTGCACCGGAACCTATGTGACCTTGGACATGATCAAATACGTCATGTCACGGGGGTGCCGCTTCTTGGACTTTGCGGTGTACTATTTGGAGACGTCCATACCGACCTTGAAGAGTGACCCCACCCTGCAGCATTCGCGCCAACCGTGCGTGGCGTTTTCCACCGACCCCACGGGGGTCTCCATGACGTCCAAGAATTGTCTGTTGTTGACCGACGTGTTCCAGCGGGTGCGTGATTTCGCGTTCCAGGGGCCGTCGCCCAACACGGCCGACCCCCTGTTCATCCAACTGCGCATTTATTCGGGGGACAAGGATGCGTACCAAGACGTGGCGGGGCTCATCCAGCGGTATTTTTCCCGCACTCAGTACCGAGGCGCCTTGGACCCGGCCACCGTGCGATTCGCGAACCTCGCCAAGAATGTGGTCATCGTCTTGGACAAAAACGTCATCCAGGACGCGGTATTCCGTCAGACCACGCTGCCCCAATATGTCAACTTGTATTCCGGGGGAATGTCCATGCTCAAATATTCGCCGCGGCAATTGGAGGCCATGCTCACTCAGCCGGTGCAATTAGTGGACGGCACGCAAATGTCCACCGTGAGCCGGTTCATCGCAGTGGAACCCGGACCGGAAGCGGGGGGCGGGTCCGCCGCAAACCGGGCCAAGAGTTTCTGGTCGTGGATTTTCCCCAGTACGGCGAATTTAGACCTCAGTCTGGCGTTTTTCACGGAGAATTACGGGACCCAAATCGTGGAATACCCGTTTTATTTCCAGGGGGACCAGTTGGTGGGCTATGAGGCGTTTTTTGCGGCCCAGGGAACGGCATTTGTGCCGTTTTACTTGGCCATTCCGTACCTACAAAAATACGGATTGGGAAACTTGTAATCCAATGACATGATTGCCAAGCAACCTTACGGGTCACTTCGTGACCCGTTTAGTATAGGATCCTATACATGTCCTAGGCACAAGGCACAAGGCACAAGGCACAAGGCACAAGGCACAAGGCACAAGGCACAAGGCACAAGGCGAAGCTGGGGCCGGGCCGGGCTGGGGCCGGGGGTTCTAGGCAGTGGGCAGGTTCATGCAAGTGAGATAGGTTTCGTAAACAGGTTGGCAATGTTCCTCGGAAAAGGCGGCGCGGCATTCGGCGACATCGTGCCAGAGGGGGCGACAGTCTCGTACCACGGGCTTGGGGGGTGGGGTGGCAGGCGTCGGTGCGGAGGCATTGAATACACTGGCAACCAAACGATGTCCCAACGCGGAACCGGTGCCCAGAGCGACGCCTTCGGCCAACGAGGTCATCAAATGGGGTCCCTGGCTAGGAACCGGACCTTGGGCAGGTCTTGGGACAGGCGGAGGGTCCCGGCTTTTATTTTGTGGGGTCTTGAACGTGCGGGGCATCGGAAATCTTGCAAGGATACTATATAGTAGTAAAGGTTATCGCCATAGGCGCCGGAGACCGATGAAATACAAGACCAAATTATGCGAGGATAACATGTCGTTCCAAGAATGCGAACTCGCGATTTTGCGTCATGCCGTGGATGAGACCGAGGAAAAGGTCAAGAGTACCGCCGTACGCAACCCAGAGATTGACCAAATCATCGCCATTTTAGAAGAGTTTTTGGTGACCAAGAAGCTCATTTGTTACGGAGGCACGGCCATCAACAACATCCTGCCCCGGGAAGCGCAATTCTACAACCGGGATGTGGAAATTCCCGACTACGATTTTTATTCGCCCGAAGCGATGGACCATGCGGTGGAGCTCGCGGATCTGTATTACGCCAAAGGGTACAAAGAGGTGGAGGCCAAAGCCGGCGTGCATTACGGGACGTTCAAGGTCTTTGTCAACTTTACGCCCATTGCGGACATTACCTATTTACCGGAAGCCCTGTTCAAGTCGCTGCAGTCCGAGGCCATTTCCGTCGCAGGCATCCTCTACTCGCCGCCGGATTTTCTGCGCATGAACATGTACTTGGAATTGTCCCGTCCCCGAGGCGACGTGTCACGGTGGGAAAAGGTGCTCAAGCGGCTCACCATACTCAACGAACATTACCCTTTTCATGTGAACTACGATTGCCAACAGGTCAATTTTCAACGGCAGATGGACGATATTCCTAAAGACGCCGACGAGAGTATCCAAGAAAAAATATACCGGACGGTGCGCGATACCTTGGTGGATCAGGGTGTCGTCTTTTTCGGCGGCTACGCCAGCAGCATCTATTCGCGGTACATGCCGGTCAAACAACGTCGCTTGGTGCAAAGGGTGCCCGACTTTGATGTCTTGTCCGAGACCCCGGAGAGGGTCGCCACCATTGTCCGAGAACGTCTGGTGGACGTCGGCGTGAAAAACGCCCAGATTGAACGGCGGGAACCCATTGGAGAAATCGTCCCCGTCCATTACGAAATCCGGGTCGGCAAGGATATTTTAGCCCATATGTACGAACCCATTGCGTGCCACAGCTACAACCAAATAGATGTGGAAGGACGCAAGGTTTTTATCGGCACCATTGACACGCTGCTCACGTTTTATCTGGCGTTCAAATACGTTCAATTGCCTTACTACTACCCCGAACGCATCATGTGCATGGCCAAGTTCTTGTTTGACGTCCAGCAGGAAAATCGCCTGGAACAGCGGGGCATCTTGAAACGGTTTTCGTCGGATTGCGTGGGGGAACAGGCGACGCTGGACGACATTCGTATTGAAAAATCCAACAAATTCAAGGAATTGGCGAACCAACGGGGTACCCGCGAATACAATTTATGGTTTCTCAAATACAGTCCTGGGACACCGACCAAGGCGACCAAGGCATGCCCCTGTGCCGCCAAGAAAGGGGGGCCGGGCCCGAGCCCTTCTAAGGCCGCGGCCCCGGCCACCACCAAGAAACGCCGGCGACGGGCCGCGGCGACGACCCAACGTCGTGCCCTGATGAAACTGTTTGCATGAACA